TCTGTGTTGTGTGTTGTTTGTATAATTTTTAATTTAGGATTAATACCAACCATCCAAGCTGGCAAAAGATTAGAGGCAAACTCTGACTTTGTGTGTCTAGGTGGCATATTAATAATTAATCTTTTTAATCTGCCTTGTGCAATGTCATTAAATTTTTTTGCAATAATTTTATGATGTCTACCTTCAATAAACTCTGGCCACATTTCTTTTACAAAGAAAAAGAAATCCTTGTGAGCTTTTTCAGATCTTTCAAGCTTTGCTAATTTTAATTTAAGACGAAGATAATCAACAGCATCCTCATCTGTCATATTTTTTATTTCTTCTCGAATATCACCTTCTAACATGATTTCATTTTTACCCCCTCCCTATGTGTAAATCAAGCAATATACGGGTCTATATGTGGGACCCCTTTTACGTTTATGGGGGGTGGGTGGGCCCACAGGCGGCAAGTTTTGCAATCAATTAGGATCCATAAGCGGAGCGCCCGCAGGGCGCTCCGCTTTTAATTATTTATTGTGTGTGATTAGTCTAGTAAGACCATGTATGCTTTGGCATTATGTTTCATAAACCATGATAATAGTTTACGCATTTCGTTCCAATGTTTACTCGCACCTGTGCCAAGTTGTTTATCCTCAAGAGTAGCGATTGCTTCATGATAAAATATCTTATCGTGTTTCTCCGCTTCCTCTTTTGTTAGTTCAATACACTCACCCGTAAATCTATTACGTCTAGTGTAGTCATTGTTGTCGATTGTTTCTGCTAAGTTCTTAGGTTTCATATTCCCATATTATCCTACATCATCAACAATGTCAACCCTTTCTAAAGTTTTATATCTGTAATATCCACAATTAGATTCGCCGTCCCTTATCTTATATGTACCCTCAGCGACTCTACGTTCCGTTATAAATGGAATCGGTCTGCGATTCGCGATATCGTCTGCGTGGTCACTCAGCCATTCGTTCGCGCAACCTTGACTACAAAATAATTTCATATAATCATAATAACCTCTATTGGTATCCGTGGTCCAACTTGCATAACGTCCTCTAAGTTTACCGGTTGACTTTTGCCAACGGTCCTTTGTCTTTCTTGTATGACAATTAGGACCTTGGCAATAATGTTTGTTAGGCATTTAAACTTTGCCCTTTTTGTAGTTCGATAAATGATTGACCGCTCGCGCAACGATAACCGCCTCTATCTCTATCGTAATAAATAATATAACCATTACCTATCTTGCACTTGTTATCCCACATACCATTTCTTTTTATAACTTTGCCTTTGTATTTTTTTGGTTGATATAGGATTGTAAAATAAACTGCGCTCTTTAATTTCTCTAACACAGTTTCCGCGTCCGATTGTTTTATCATTGTGTCCTTTCTTCTTTCTGTTATGTATGGGATATTATCATACCCCATACATAAGTCAAGCCTTAATTTAAGGCTTGTTGTTTCTCGTATTGTAGTCTTGCCTTAATCTTATCTTCTCTTGATACGTTTTTGTTTTTCATACCTTTGATTAAGTTTGCAAGATTTGTTGGATTGTAGATTGTTAAACCTGTTGAGTTTGTTCTAACAAGTTCAGCTTCATCTAACTCTATTCCAAGTTCTGTTGCTAACTCAATACCCTCAGATAAATAACGATATGCTTTCAGTCCGATTTTTAATTGTTCGGCTTGTTTCATAATACTATCAACCCAAGTCTGGTGTGTTGAAACAACTTTTGCTTTTGCCTCTCGCCAAGCAAGAAAGATATTGTATTCATCTTTTGTGCAAGCGATTGCTCTTGACCTACAATGGCTAGTCCCAATAACATCAAGATAGAATTGCTCGTTGTAGTTTCTTTCCATACCAACCTTGCTATCATCTCCGTATCTTGACTTACTCAAAAACCTATTGCATTCTTCAATATGTTTTGTTTTGTGTGGGTTGTTATCCTTGCCAGATTGTTGAGCAATAATATCTGGATTGCAACCGCCTTGCTTTAGTTCCTCACGATAGTATGCGTGAGCAAAGTGTTCGCTATCCTCACTATTACCATACTCATTACCATTGAGATTACCAAATAAACCAAAATCAAAATGTGATTTTGTTTCTACTTGGTTTTCATCTTCATCAACATCTTCGTTATGAGCAAAGTAAAAGCATTTATCTTTTGCAACTACATCACAAGGGTCGCCATACTTCTTTTTAAAATGTTTTAATGTGGCTACATCAGTAGAGGGGTATGACCTCTCTACAACTGCTCTCGCTACATCAAAAGTATGACCTTGCAATTCCGTGAAAGTTTCTCTTGCTTCCATAAATGCTTGTCGTTCTTGCGTGTCCTCTTTTTCGAATACATCTTTTATACGATTGTATAATTTGTTTCTGTATTCGGTGTTCATTCTTATTTTTTGTGGCATATATTTTCCTTTCTTTTATACTTGACAGATTATCCCATAATGATTATATTGTCAATAAGAAAGAATATATGAATACATTATTAGTTATAGGTATTTGTTTTATGACAATCGGATTTCTCGGTGTGATTGTTTCTGAAATAATGATTTCTCATTATGACAGAAAATTATATCAATTAGAGAAAAGGCGAAAAGAGGCGCTTGGAGTGAGGAAATAAACTCTATAGCATAGGTCGTGGTGTCAATATCGGAACGTCCCTCCGGCTAGCTAGGGGAGAGGGATCGCCTACGCACACCTGCGCCCTTGAGCCCGATGCATGTTGTTTTACTGTCATTAGGATCCAGCATGCATCGGGGTCAAGTGCGATAAAGGAAGTCTGGATAAGAAGCAGATGGTTTCGGCTAGCTGAACCGCGCCAGACTTGGCCAAAGAAAGGACATAATAAGATGGTAAAATGGACAACGTTAACTTTCAAGCAACTAGCAGCGCAGAAGGACCTGCGCATGGATGCTGGTTATTGGATCAAACAAAAGGAAAAGAATGACAAAAAAAATAACAATCGAGCTGCAAGCATCAAGCGGCCAGCTAAAAAGCTTCGTGACTGATTTAGCACTGAGCATGGACCCGTGGAAGAGATACTGTAAGTTTAAAATAAAAACAGGCGGCAAGATCTACAAGCCGCAAGCGCCAAGCTTCAAGCATCAAAGATACAGGCCGCGAGCTGATTGACATCAATCACAATATGGGATATTATAAGATATGAAAGTATCAGAAGCAAAGAAAATAACTGGAGGACTAAGCAAGCCCAGCAAGATGCCCGGACCTGCTTACAACTTACCAGCATACAAATGTATAACAGGCGCGAAGCTTGCGAAGATCCCTGGCAGCGTGTGCGCTGGTTGTTACGCCCTGAAGGGCAGGTATAGGTTTAGCAACGTCCGCGATGCGCTGGACCGTCGCCTGGAGAGCTTGCAGCATCCGCAATGGGTCGACGCCATGGTGACGTTGATCGGCAAGCAGCCATATTTTAGATGGCATGACAGCGGAGACCTGCAGAGCGCATGGCACCTGAAACAGATATTTGAAGTTTGTGTCCGAACGCCCGGGACACGTCACTGGCTACCAACACGAGAGGTGAAGTTTCTCAAGTTGTTAGATCCGGAGGCAGTCCCTGGCAATCTTACAATAAGAATCTCTTCACACATGATTGACCAGCCGCCAGTCAAGTTCTGGCCGTGGACCAGTACTGTGGGCAGCTCAGGCGGTACTTGTCCCGCGCCACAAAATGGAAACAAATGCGGACCGTGTAGAGCTTGCTGGGATAGGAAGGTCCAGAACATACAGTATCATGAGCACTAAGCACAAAGTTAGACAACCTGAAGTAATAGAGATCCACGAAGAATGGGCCGAAAAAAATGGTTACCGCACAGCGGCAAGCAACAAGCGTCAAGCGGCAGGCGTCAAGCGTCGAGCGGAGCGGCAAGCAACAAGCGTTGGATGTGATCCCAATCATCGAGCGCCAAGCAGCGTGCAGCGCCAAGCATCAAGCGATGAATCTCGTTAGAAGGATAGAGCGCCACGGAGCTTGTACGGCTGTCCTGTACTAGCACAAAATTACGGTGCACACGTGTAAGGTGAAACATCCTTTGGTGTGGTGAGAAGTGTATTTTATCTGTGTTTTGAACTTTTAATTCTACCATGAAAAAACCACAATTATCGTGGTATCCCAATAAATCTGGCACACCATAACTCGACCAAGATTCCAATCTAGTCCACTGTATTTTAGGTGTATTTTTCTTAACTAAACGCCAAAATTTTGATTCTGCTTTCATAGTACTTGTATATCTATTGACTTATAATCGTACGTACGATAAAAGTCAAATATGGCGAGAACGAGACAATTAACAGAAAGACAAAAGAAGTTTGCAGAGCTTTTGATATGGAATAATGATGAGCTAAGTCCATCTCAATGTGCAGAGCAAGCAGGTTATAAAACCAGAGCAAGGCAATCAGCATCTGAGCTTAGGAATCCTAGACTCTATCCTCAAGTTGTAGAATACATACGAGAGCT